TATGAAGCCGCTAAGGTTACCTACGGATCTACTACCCAGTTTGACCTAACGATTGCTGGATCTACTTGGTTTTCATCTGAATCTACTGCAGTCTACGGTGTTGCTAAGTCATTCGTAGGGGGTAGTTATACCGCTATCGTACTGGCTGAGTGTATCGCTAAGTAAATGAGAGCCTTACTGCTGCTGGCACTGCTACCATTCTGCAATGCCGTAGCGCATGAGATGACACCAACGTACCCTACGTTTATGAAGTCGTTTATGGCTGGCATATCTGTCACAACATTAAACCTATTCAATAAGCGTAAGGATGTTTCTTATTATGAGATAGGGGTGTTTACCGATGAATGGGAGCCAGTTCCATTTGTTAGCCAGTATACGATCATACCCATGAAGTACCTTGATACCCTGTCATTTGACGTTTACGTTAGCAATCTATCACTTAGCTCTGTTGAATACATTTGCTCTGTGTCGCAGATACAAGCAGGCGCTACCGTATCATCTAAGATCTGCTCAAGGGTGAAGTAATGAGATGGCTACTTGCAGTATATGTGCTTTTTCTGGGACTACTGATGCTCAGTACCACTGTACTTGCGAATAACTCGCTATCTCTGCAACTACCCAGCAGTAACGGTAGCTATCAGTCGGACAAGTTTAAGACGGGTGATTTGGACTGCAGTAACGCTATTGGCGGTACAATTAACCTCGAATTTGGTATGACAGGTATAATTAATAATGCCACCAGCCTATGGTCGTCTAGCTCCATATCAACGCCTAAGTCTAAAGACCTTGGTTTCTTTGCTAGGATCATCATGCCACTCAACGCGCCAGAAGAACGTATTAACTGTAATACGCTATACCTATTAGAGTTACACAAGAAGCGATTAGAGATTATGAAGCTGGAAACGGAGCTAAATGCTCTTAGACGACTACAGCTAGGGGAGTGACATGGCAGAGATAGAATATGGTGGTGTTAAGCTAGGAGGCAGTAAACTACTTCTTATAGTGCCATTAATCGGCTCTATACTGGGTGCTATGTGGGGCGGCTTTGAGGTGTATCAGCGGTATCTTGATATGGAGGCTCGTATAAGCTCATTTGTGTCGCCTGATCTGTCTGACTACGACAAGCGTATAGCCATCATGGAAGGTAAGTTTGCTGTTATAGACCGTGGCATTTCCTTAGTAAAGGATGAAATCACCTCGATTAAAGAGGCATCTGAGAAGCAGTACCTTACTATTAAAGACCTTAAACAGTCTGTACGTGATGACATTGACCGCCAAGAGAATATCATTGATAAGGTAGAAGACGACATCTCAGGCATAGAGACTGAAGTTAGGGCTACCATAGATGTTGCTGAAGGTCGCTTTGAAAGTAAGCGCGATCAACTACAGAAGGATTATGTGCAAAAATCTGATACAATACGGGCAGATGTAGAAAGGAAACTGTCAGACCTTGAATCAAGGTTGAACAAAAAACTACAACGGGCCTTAGATAACCCGTTAGCCAACTAGGAAGTAAGACGATGACTGACCGAGAGTTAACAGAGAAAGAAAAAGACGAAATCGCTGAATTGGCAGCAAACAAGGCGTATGACCGTTTTTATCAAGCTGTAGGTAAGTCAGTTACCAAGAAGCTATTATGGATACTTGGTGCAGTTGGCGTTGCAATATGGATGTACCTTAACGGTAATGTCCCAAAGGCTTGAAACTATTTGCTAGGGACTGAACATGGCACTTATATCATTAGATTTACCAGCAGGCGTTTACCGTAATGGTACTGACTTGCAATCAGCAGGCAGGTGGCGCGACTCCAACCTAGTACGGTGGCACGATAATACGTTGCGGCCTATTGGTGGATGGCGTACCCGTAGTGATACAGCGAGTGCTGGTAAGATCCGTGGCTTACATGCTTGGATTGATAACAGCTCTGACCGCTGGATTGCGGCTGGTAGCTACAATAAGCTATACGTGTATACTGCTTCAGGCATTCAGCATGACGTTACACCCACTGGTTTAACTGTTGGCAATGAAAGTGCGCTTAACCCTGTAGGCTATGGTAACTCTTACTACGGTCTAGAATACTATGGTATAGCCCGACAAGAAGCGACAACAATCACACCAGCTACTACGTGGGCGATGGATTCATGGGGCCAGTATATGGTCGCTTGCTCTAGCTCAGACGGTAAGATCTATGAGTGGCAACTTGCCACAGGTACGATTGCAGCACCTGTTGCTAACGCTCCTGTAGGTAACAGATCTATCCTAGTAACGGAAGAACGATTCTTAATGGCCCTTGGTGCTGGTGGTAATCCACGCCTTGTGCAATGGTCTGACCGTGAAGATAATACAACATGGACGCCTGCAGCGACTAACGAAGCTGGTAGTTTAGAGTTACAGACTACAGGACGCATTCAGTGTGGCGTTAAAGTACAGAACCAATCACTCATTCTAACTGATACTGACGCTCATGTAGCGACTTATTCAGGCCCACCATACGTCTACGGCATTGAGCGGGTAGGCACATCGTGTGGTATAGTAGCAGCACAAGCAGTTGCAGTAGTGGACATTGGCGCCATATGGATGGGTAGTAGAACATTCTATACCTACTCAGGTGGTTCGGTAACAGAGGTTCATTGTGACGTAGCTGACTATGTATTTTCCGACATTAACCTAAGTCAAATCAGTAAAGTATGCGCTGTAGCTAACGCTAACTTTGGTGAGATTTGGTGGTTCTACCCGTCAGAAGGTTCTAACGAGAATGACCGCTACGTGGTATTTAACTACAATGATGGCACTTGGGCTATAGGCACAATTGCTAGGACTTCAGGCGTAGACTCTGGCGTGTACCGTCAGCCTATTATAGCGTCTGCTGGAAACAATAAACTATACGAGCATGAAATCGGATTCAACTACGATGGTGGTGAGCCATTCGCAGAGTCAGGCCCAATATCTATTGGTGACGGTGAAAATGTAATGTCCGTGACTAAAATGATACCTGATGAAAAGACCCAAGGCGATGTTGACGCTACATTCAAGACTAGATTCTATCCCAATGATACTGAAAGAACATATGGCCCTTACAGCATGTCTAACCCTACCAGTTTACGTTTTACTGGGCGACAAGTCAGGGTGCGGATTGAGGGTGTTAATGCTGACGATTGGCGTGTTGGTGTTAACAGACTTGAAGTCGTGGCTGGGGGTAGACGTTGAGCCTACTAGACAATCCTCCTAAGCTGATTAATGCTAACTGGCAACAGTGGGCGCAGCGTACAGCGACTTGGTTATCTAGGACGCGCAGTGCGTTACGTCATAAGGTTACTGGCGAATCAGCAGCCGAAGATGGCGTATTGCTATGGAATCAGGTCAGCAAGTACCCAGTGGTATCTGTTGATGGTGTCTTTGTTGGTATATCGCTTAACTCAGGATTCACGGTAGCTGGCTTACCTGCAGGCGTAGTTGGTCAACGGGCTTATGTAACAGACGCTAGCTCACCTACATTCGGTGCTACCTTAACGGGTGGTGGTGCTGTAGTTATCCCTGTATTTAGGAATGCTACCGCTTGGGTTGTTGGGTGAATGAGTTAGAACGCTGTAAGGGATGGATAGAATCAGCCTTAGAATACGGTGGTGGCACTCATTATTATGAAGATATAGTCGAGGCTATATTGGCTGGCAGAATGCAATTATGGCCTGCTAAAGACTCATGCCTAGTCACAGAAATTACAGTATTCCCCCGCAAGAAGGTACTGCACGTATTCCTTGGTGGTGGTGATTTAGATGAAATTATAAGTATGCACGAATCAGTGGTACAATGGGCCATTGATCAGGGCTGTGAAAGTTTAACAATGACGGGCCGAAAAGGTTGGCTTAAAGCATTAAAAGACGATGGTTGGAAGTCACAGCTTACGTTATATGAGAAGAGGTTTTAGGTATGTCTAAGGGTGGATCAACTACAAGCAAGACAGAAATTCCAGCTTGGCTGGAAGGTGCTGCTATTGAGAATATCAACAAAGCGCGTGGGGTATCCGAGCTTGGCTATGTGCCATACTACGGCCCAGACGTAGCTGCTTTCTCTCCTATGCAACAGCAGTCAATGCAATCTACTGGTAATGCAGCTAGCGCATTCGGTTTAGCCCCTCAAGGCTTTGACGCGATGGCAGGTATGCCACAGGCTCAGTCATTTGCTGGAGGCATTCAAGGCTACTCTAGCGCCCCTCTATACGAAGAATCACTTGCACAGCTACAGCAGAAGCGACCAGCACAGTATAAGGCAATGACTGATATGTTCATTGACCCATTCACTGGTGCGCGTCCAAAGGGCAACTACGGTGCTACACCAACTCAGGTTGAGCAGATGTTCTCTAATAGCGGTGGTGGAGGTGGTGGTATTTCACCTAATGGCGGTGGTGGTAAT